GGAGCGCAGACTACACAGTATGCTGATGGTAGTATTAAAACAGTAAGCAATACTACTGGTCCTGATGGCACTAATATACGAAAAACACAAGTTGCTGGTATAGGGCAAAAGCAAGGCGTAACCAATGCTAAAATAAGCCAAGGTAATACTGCAGTCAATCTTAATTTTGATGGTAGTAGTAATAAAATAGATCCTAACAAGGCGACCAGTGCTGGTATGCAATATAAAGTTAAAGCAGATAAAATTAAAACTGTTGGCAATATGAACGCATTTGAACAAGACAGTAGCATTGCTGACAAGATTAACTGGGGCAACAAAGAAAAAAGAAAAGACCCACCTAAAAAGAAGAATGGTGGTAATGATGGTATTGTAAAAAAAGCAATGGACACAGTTAAGAATATTTTTACTGAAGAAGAATTTGACGAAGCAGCGGGTGAAAAAGATGCTTGCTACCACAAAGTCAAAGCACGTTATAAAGTATGGCCAAGTGCTTATGCCAGTGCCGCACTATCAAAGTGCCGTAAGGTAGGCGCTGACAACTGGGGCAACAAGAGTAAAAAGTAATGCGTATTAATGAAGTAGTACATACTATTAGCGAAAACGTTGATGATTTGTATAACATCATTGACGACTTAAATGCTGATGACGTAGGTGAAGAGCGCAGTGGTCAGTATGTACTAAAGTACGAAGGGTTTTCTGATTGGTGCCAACAAGACGCCGCAGAACGTTGTGAATTACCTGACGGTGACCCACGCAAATTGAATGCCTACGAAGATGTATACGATGAAGTAATCGATGGCTGGAACAAAGAAATGGGTAGTGAGCCTATTGATACTGGTTTTAGCGGAGATGAGGAATATCCTGTACAGTGGGCAATTTACGATACAAGTGTAAGTGAAGATTTACGCAAATGGTTTAAACAAAAATGGGTACGCTTTGGCCCAGATGGTAAAATTGATGGTCCTTGTGCTAGAGGTTCTAGCAAGGAGGGTAAGCCAAAATGTTTACCACAAAAGAAAGCACATTCCCTTGGAAAAAAAGGTAGAGCGAGTGCCGCAAGACGAAAACGTAGAGAAGACCCAAATCCAGATCGTCGCGGAAAGGCTAAGAACGTAAACACAAAAAAGAAGTAATCTATTACGGGGGATAGTAATATGGCACAAACAGAATACAAACCAACAACATGTAAAAATTGCGGACACTACAGTCATTGTAATGATTCGCTATGGCGTGATGAAAAAGACTATGATGGTCGCGAATATCAAATAAAAGTTTGCGAGCATTGTCGCTGTGAGGAGTGTGCGGGCCAGTAAGCCGCACCAGTGCTATGTTAAAAGTTTACCACGTAGTAGACAGCAACGGTAATACCGTCACCACTGTATATTCATACGAAGAAGCATATGAGTGTATACAACAATTATTTGTCGTTAACCCCCAAGAACATCACACAATAGAGGAAATAGAGCAAAGCGTTGTAAAGCCAGGCTTTGGTCGTGATCCTGATTTACACTAGTTATAACTGTATCTGGATAAATACTAATAACGAACAGACTGTTCGTTCAAATATATTTGAAGGAGTCATAAAATGGCATATACAGTTACTCAAACATTGACAGCATCTGATGCAGCTGCATCTTACGCTGATATTGATGCGTGGACCGCTGTTCACGGTTGGTGTGCGACAAACGCAACTAACGCTGTGACAGCAGAACACACAACAAGTGCTACATTGACATTAAATGCTGATGGCAGAAGTGTCACTAGAACTTTTGTTTATGAAAACGAAGCCGCTCGTACAGCTCATGTTGCTGCAATGGGTACAAACCCAAATGCAGATAAAGCATGGATTGTTACAAATCAATCTGCCGCTTAATTGGTAGACTGATATGGCAAAGACTAAATTCGACACAACGAAAAAAGTTTTAGAGCCCACGTTCAAGAAAACTAGCATTGGTGGCAATCATGCTATGATCAAAACTAGTACAATGAACAAAAGCAAAAGACGTAGTTATAAGAAATACAGAGGTCAAGGTAGGTAAACCAGAAAGGACAACCTAATGGCAAAGAAAAGACAAAGAGCTACTCAGGTTTCCAAGGGTACTACCCACCAAAATCCTGATAGACTTGTAAATAGAATCGCGAAACAGCAGAGGCGCGAATATATGCAAAGTGGTATGAGACAATATAATCAGTTACTAGCATATATAAAGGGTAAGAGAGTAATGTTAACTATTCCTAACCCAAACACAAATGAAACGAATAAACGTTTCATTCGTGTACCTGCTAACGAGGTGTGGAAAACAGTAAGAAGAAGATAACATGAGAGCAAGTGAATTTAGAAGTGTAGAACTATTGAGAGAAGGTGCACTAACTCATAGCGAGTTAGGTAAGCATTACGGTAGATATATCGGAATGTTTATTGACAAAATAAACAATGGTGAACCTTTTGAAGTCATTAATCCAGAAAAAAGAGTGGAACTGGGCGATCAGGTAATTTTAGATACTAGTGGTGTTAGAGCAATACTACAAGCGTATTTTGGCCAAAATAAAATTCCTGATGCTGATAGTATCACTGCTGACGGTGCTGGTAAAATCATACCTCAAGCCGATCCAAATAAAGTGATTATAAAAACACAGTCAGGCGGTGAAGTTACCATTGGTCAACTTCGTAAACCGCCTGAATTTGGAAGTGCTAAAGGATTTAATACCGGGCAGATAGCAGAAGGAGCATTAGGCGCCGCTGTTACTGCTAGATTCATTAAACGTGAAAATGAAGTTACTCCGGCTGATGTAATGAATGTACTTAGAGAACTTGGTGCTGGTAAAGAATCAGGTAAAAATTTACAGGCAAATTATCAGGGAAAAAGTGCTAATGATACTGTTTATTTTAACCTAATATTACCCAAAGGAGATTACAACGCATTGTTTGGCGGAGTATCAAAAGGTAAACTACATCCAGATATGCAAGGTGTTATCAACAGTGCGGCGCAGTATGCTAATAGTCAAGCAGTTACAGAAGCAGTAAATAAAATTATCAAAGATAAAAAATCAAACAGTGTTACAGTAAACAGTGACGGTGCTAGTGATCAAACTGGTACAAAAGCAGATTTATTCCTGGAAATTGACGGTACTACAGTTAACCTATTAAGTCTCAAGGCTGGTAGTGTTAAACAGTTTGGTCAAGGTAGTGGATACACATACGATAAACTGGATGATTTTTTCAACAAAACATTTGGTGTTAGAGTTCCAGAACAATATCAAGATGAACTAGATGGTAAAGAACCCAAGGAAGCATTTAAAATTATTCATGAGGTTTATGCCAGTGTGGCCCAGAAAATACAAACTGAACTCGCTGGAAATAACGATGAAGTTGAAGCACGTTTTGTAGAAAGACTACACAAAGGTATCAATTTCCATGCTACCAGAGGTGAAGACGATGTTACAATGGTAGTGCTTAAAAATACACCTAATGCTCCTGGATTTAAAGAACTACAGTTTGGGCAAGCATTAAGAGACGCTATGGAAAATGTTGATTTGGACGTTGACTATAAAACTCCAGGTACTGGAACAGCGATGATTAGCGTATATGGTATTCCTCTTGGTGAAGGCGGAAGCAGACAAGAACTTGTACGCACCCGAGGCAACTTTAAAAGTGAAGGCAAGGGTTATGTGCGTAACATTGTTGAGATGGGACCACTACTACAAACACTTGCTACTATAGAACGCAAACAACAGGAACAAAAATAATGTGGGAAATGATTGAAAGAATGGCGACAGACAGACTGTGGATTTATACAGGTATTGCTGGTAGTTTATTTGGCGCCGCATTCTTGTTTTGGTTTAAAGATACAAAAATGGCTATCTGGGCAGTTGGCAAGTTTGACAACTTTCTGGAGTACCTAGCCGTTCGTTGGGGTTGGACTTGGTTACAAAATGATCCAGATGCTTGGAGAAAAAAATATCCACATGTAACTAAAAAGATTGACGAACTAGAACAGCGTATAAAGAAGTTAGAGCGTTGACTCTAAGGGAAAGATGGCAACGGTTCAAAAATTGGTGGACAATAGATCATGTTGTTGATCTTTGTGTTGATGCCATATTGCTATTATGGGAAGTAATTAGTAGTCCAGTCTTAATAGCAGTTAGAATAATCCGACATTTTATAGGCGATTGGTTTACCAATGGTATAAAGCGTTTACTAAAAGCAATAGCACACTGGTTTGCTCGCAAGCGAGAATATCGCAAAGCACACGGGCATGGTATATTTAGAACATACTGGTGGCTAATACTGCTAAGTCCTTTTATCTTGTTAATACTACTAATACTAATTGCTTTCATAACAGGTTTCGCAGAAGGTCTTCCAGAAATGCTGGAACTACTCATACGAGGATGTCAACCAGGTGACGAATACTGGTGTAATATAAGTTAAAGATGAACTCAATAACTCTAGTGTGTACTCGCAGTGCTATAAACGCTAGTGCACTTACATACATGATTAATCAAAGTCCTGATTACTACAATGTCAGCCATAACAACCTATGGCTAAATGAAATCAGTGACAGATTTGGAACTGCTCATACGCTAAATGATTGGTGGAATATTCCTTTATCATTAACAGCATATAACAAAGACATAAGAAATGCTAACGTTCTTACCTTACAACAATTAGAACATTTATCGGACAACATACAGGACCTTAACCTTGGTAAGGACATAGCATTGTTTACCCATGCTACTAATCACAGTATGATATCTGAATGGACACAGGTAAATAATTTACCTGTCCGTGTAGTTACTACTAACATGGGCACAGATAGTCATTACTTTGTTACAAGTTGGTTGCGTAGAGAATATAACCAGATTATGAACGATTGGCAAGATCAGGAAAGTGCCTGGCGACAGTTAGTTAATAATCGTACAGTACAGGACAGTCAGTGGGCTAGCAAACAAACATTAAATATGTATGATTGGTTGATAGATCCACAAGTTATGTACAACAAATTAAATATAAAATCCAATAACAGTATTGATATCTGGCTTAACGAATATCTAGACAAGAATGGTATTTCAATACACTTTGATCCTGACCAATGCTGGAAGGAACTAGGAGACATAACTAAACTACAAACTATGTTGTGGTTAGTCAACAATTTAATGAAAGAAAAGATTGACATAAACACTGCTCAGTTGTATGCTTATGAACTGTACAACAATCATGTACAGAACAAACAAGCACATTACACTGAACTAGATACAATGTCCAGGCAAAATCTAGGCTTGACAACTCATTGATTTCATTGTATATTATATACACTAATAACTTAGGAGAAACAAATGACAACATTCTCACCAGAAGACGTCAATAAACTTAAAACACTTGTTACTGAAGGTATTCATGTAACACAAGAAGTAGAAACACTTAGAGAAGGCTTGCGTGACACAGTAAAGGCTATCGCTGAAGAAATGGGTATTAAACCCGCAGTACTAAACAAGGCAATTCGCATTGCTTACAAACAGGAAATGGGTAAAGCTCGTGAAGAGTTTGACGAACTAGAAACTATTCTAGAGAGTGTTGGACGTGGCAGTTGAACAAGGCCGTAGAGTTTTGGGTAAGTAGTTATCGCAGTGATAAAACTGCCTTTTACCTTGAACTAGTTAGTTTCGTATTCACGGTGGGTGCTAGTTTAACACTAGCACTCAACGCCGACGCACCAGATATGCGTGTTGTATATCCGGGATTTTTTATTGGATCGATTACCGCCGTACTGGCTTATAAACGTAGACGTCTGGTATGGCCGTTCTTGTTGACAATGTACTTTGGTTTTGTCAATGTATTGGGATTTGGAAAGGCAATGGGTTGGTGGTAGACTTTAACAAATATGGATGCCTAACTCCCTGGCATGAAATGTACATACAGCCTACAGGAAAAATTAAATCATGCTGTGCAGCTTTTACTGACACAGAGTTTACTTCTGAAAAAAGCATGGCAGAAAATTTTAACCATGAGCATTATCGCTCAATGCGTCGTGACATGATAGCAGGGTTGCCTCCAAAAGGTTGTGCTGGTTGTTACGAAAAAGAAGAACAGTTTGGATATAGTCTAAGACTTTACCGAAATAGTAATAGATATCTAGATAAACTAGGAACAATAGATAAAGATGACCAACTATTATTTGATCTAGATGCTTATAAACAAACTTTTACAGAGATTCAAGACCCAAAACAATTAAAAGTACTTAAAATAGATTTTAGCAACGGATGTAATCTTAGATGTCCTATGTGTAGTCCTAGAAAAAGCACAAGTTGGTTCAAGGACAAACTGGCTATGGATGCTGAAGGATTGTTGGATAATATAACATTACCGGGCAGACCTGGTTTCACTTATACGCCATTTAGTCAAATAAAAGCACCATTAACCACAGAATTGATGGAAGAATACAGTAGAACGATACCCACAGAATGGATAGATGAAAATTTGGAGATACTACTTAATCTTTCCTCTATAGAAGTAAGTGGCGGCGAGCCATTTTTCCATCCACAATTTTTATATTTACTAGATAAACTAATCGAAGCAGAATGGAAGGGTACTCTTAGAATTATTACTAATCTTACTCTCATAACATCAAAACATATAACTAAACTAACTCACTTTAAACAAGTAAACATTATTGCTAGTATTGATGCGTGTGGTAAACTACACGAGTACATTAGACCAAGTGTTCCTGTTGGTAAGTACAACTGGAAAGATATAGAAAACACCATAATTAGTCTTAATACCATGAATAATCTTAGTTTAAATTTAAATTTTGTCAGTCAAGCACTTAACTTTTATAATACAGAAGAATGGTTTGCGTTTCTAGAGCGAATAGGTATTAGAAAAGGAAATGGGTTTAACGTATTATCAAAACCCCAATGGTTAAGAACTAATGTTTTTCCAGACCAAGACGAGAAAAAGAAACTTGCGCTAAAACTAACAGACAGATATAATGGTACGCCATATGAAGATGCGGTAAAAATATTCAGCAATCAATTTAACCAACCTCACAACCCAGATGATTGGAGAGCATTTTGTATCTACATGAATTTCCTTGACAGACAACGGAAAACCAGTATAATGGATTATATTCCTGAATTCGAAAGGCACTGGATCTATGAATAAACCCTATCAATGGCTGGCTTGGATAGCAACAGTGGTACTTGTTAGTGCTGCTAGTCTAGCCAGTTTTGTACCAGAATGGCATTGGCATCACTGGGCATTTATCCTGGGTAACGCTCTTTGGATAGCAGTTGGTTATCTGTGGAAAGAGAACAGCCTACTCTGGTTAAATATTTTACTTACAGTTATATATGTGGCAGGACTAATATATTGAGTTATGTAGACGGTTTCCTCGACAAGGAAAGAGACATTATACACATTGTTGAGCGTGTTAATGGTGTTCGCGAGTATCGCGAATATCCTGCTCGCTATACATTTTATTATCCAGATCCACGAGGCAAATACACTAGTATATTTGGTGATAAACTAGAGCGTGTAGTTTGTAACAGTGGCAAAAAGTTTAACACAGAAAAGAAAATTCACGGACACAAAAAGTTGTTTGAAAGTGATGTGAATCCTGTATTCCGTTGTTTTGCTGACAACTACATGGATAAAGACGCACCAGAACTAAACATTGCGTTTTTTGATATTGAGGTTGATTTTAACAAGGATTTAGGGTTTGCTGATCCAGATGATCCGTTTAATCCTATCACAGCAGTCGCAGTACACTTAAACTGGTTACAGCGAACAATCTGTTTAGCCGTGGCTCCAAAAACACTCTCAAAAGAACAAGCAGAAGAAATTTGTGCTAAGTTTCCTGATACTTTGCTTATGGAAAGTGAAGTTGACTTGCTCAACACATTCCTAGAGATTATTGATGACGCAGATGTACTCAGTGGCTGGAACAGTGAGGGTTTTGATATTCCCTACATGGTTAATCGTGTAGAGCGTGTACTTAGCCGCAGTCATACTCGTAAGTTTTGCTTGTGGCAGAGATTTCCTAAAAAGAAAACTATTACAAAATATGGCAAGGAAAGCGAGACGTATGAACTATTTGGGCGTGTACACCTAGATTATCTGGAACTGTATCGCAAGTATACATATCATGAAATGCACAGTTACGCTCTGGATGCTATTGGTGAATACGAATTGGGCGATCGCAAATTGGCGTACGAGGGTACACTGGATCAACTATACAACAATGACTTTGAAACGTTTATTGCCTATAACAGACAGGACGTTGAGTTACTTGTGCGATTGGATAAGAAACTACAGTTTATTGATTTGGCAAACGTACTGGCACACTCCAACACAGTATTACTACAAACAACAATGGGTGCGGTAGCACAAACAGACATGGCTATTATCAATGAAGCACATAGCCGTGGACTAATTGTTCCTGATAAAAAACGAGACAGTGAAA